TTATTCTGTTACATTCTCAAACAATGAAACGGAATAAACCCATGAAGGTACACTGTTTATCAAGTTAACGTAACCACTATAGTCGCTATACAGTGGGTCCTGGCAACCGTGTTGCTGTGTATAATTAACGGAGAACATCCCTGAATTTATAAAATATTTATCCGCAAGAGCAGCAACGCAAAAATAGGGTTTTTTATTAGCATCCTGCACAAATTTTGCAACGGCATTCTGATCGCTGGATTTCACAAAAACAGGGACATCACCAAACTCTAATGGAGTAATATGAAGTTTAAAAGTAAAATCCGCATCCTTGTCACCAGTAGTAGAGAACAAATTATGTGGGATCACATTATGCTCATAAAAATATTTATTAAGTGCTGGCTTATGATCACCATAGACAACAATCACTGCATCCTTATCTATCGCCTGTACCTGTCGAGCAAAATCCGTTAAACGAGAGATAGATTCGGCCACTTCATATTTATAAACTGTTTCACCAGAATCATTGAGATATGGGAACGGACCGTGAGTACCCATGGTAATGAGATTCATAAAAATGGGTTGCCCCTGCTTCTCACGTAGCGCTTTTAATGCCGAGCGATAAAGTACGATATCATCTGTTTGCCACTGCCAGGGCTTCTTATTTTTTGCAATTTCGACTGGCACATCACCCATTTGTGTTATATCGACAAATTGATCAAAACCAAATTTACGATAGACATCACCTCTTCGCCAAAATGACCGATTATTATTATGAGCCGCAAAGGCATAGTAATTCTTGCGTTTTAAGGCGCTAGCAAAAGACTCGGCGTTATCCTTAAAAATATCAACATACTCCTGGTAGATGATACCAGAAAGATGCTGAGTTGTGCTTGGCAACCCGGTAAGCATTTCAAATTCTATGTTAGCCGTGCCTGCACCATAATGAGGAGATGTTGCCCGCATGGCCGTAAATCCATTATCCATAAGGGGCTGATAAAGCTCCTTAAAATTATTATCGTCATACCAACAAGATTCACACAAAACAAATATTACTGTCTTATTCCTGGGCTCACTTTTAGCATATGTAGCACGCAGGGAAAGGTACTCTTTTATTTCATCTTGTTTTAATTCAGGAACCGAACGACGAAGACTTGTCTGAATTAAATGCATGGGTAACCCGTGGCGCTTTACGTTACCAGGCCAATCCCACGAGAAATAATTAATATCATATTTTTCGGTGAGTCTGTTTGCATTTTCCTTTACCCAACCCGGCAGAGTATCTATTGCATTGGAATAAGGTGAAAAAGCCATAGGTGTGGTTAACGCCAAAAATAAAATAACAGCCAGCTTATTGGATTTATGAATCCTGAATTTCTTGTCCAAAAATAATAAGAGCAACCCGGCAAGAATTGCGCCGACACAAAGCATTATGTTGTCAGCGGAAAGATATTTTGAGGCCAGGGAAACATTGGATCCCGCAACAATATCATTAAAGGATAGAGGTTCATCAGTAAGAGATATTTTCGTCATGCTAATAAACGAAATAATTGCCGAAACCAAGGCTATTACATAAAGAGAAAAAAGAACCCTAAAATTAATCAATCGAAGGATAAGATAAACAAAAATAACTGGTGCAGACATCCAGTACATTCTAATTATCTCATGTCGATTTATGCCATATGGGCTATCGCCGATGATATCCAGGACCATTCTCAAAAAATAAATAACAACTGCAACGCATAACGTCTCTACTATCAACCCCTTAATAAAGCTGACGCTATATTTTTTTAAATTAATATTTCTCAATTTCTCGATCATTTACCCAAATCCACCAATAGAGTTTTATGTATCTCATCATCCACAAATCACCTTGATAATATATCAAAAAAATGTGGAGAAAAATGGAGTTATGAGTTTTCACGCGTTTAATGAGGATAAAAAGGAAATTTTAGATAAAAAAGCTCCCGCCACTCATCGTAAAAAGCTTTTCCTGGGCGCTATCCTCAGGACTTAGCAGATAAGCAAAGGGCAAAAAAAACCCCCACATCATGTGGGGGAAGACAGGGATGGTGTTTTAAAGCCACCTCTATCAACATGAAATAAAAGGATTTATTTCATGCAGTGTCCACACTGCGACCACATTGACACAAAACACGCCCTGTAATCGCAGGGCGTTTTTCACATCCACAAATTTTGTTGCCCTGAAATCGTCGGATGTGGTCTGACTGGCTGCACTTCGCCGGGCTTCACAATATACCGCTGCACTGACTCCAGCGTTACAAACGTCGCACTACAGTTAACGTTTTGGCATTGGTGATAACGTTCCTTGGTGGTATCGGTCATGTAACGACTGGTACGCGCATGGGCGGCATGTTGGCATAACGGGCAATGGAACATAATGAGCACCTCGACGGTTTAAGCGATGTCGAAATTTTACGACAAAAACCCTTAAATAACAAAAAGTTAAATTAATGATGTCACTCGTCATTTTCTGATTCGTACTCAACCTCAGCAAGCTTTATTTCGAGCTCTACGCCCGTCGTGAAGCCATTATTATTGAGGCTATGAGTCACCCTACTAATCAACCACGCCTGCTCATCTATGACGCTCTTAAACCCCGATACTTTTACCGGCGTTTCCGGGTAGAGATCGGCGCGCCCGACGGCCAGACTTATCGAGAACTCAGCTACACCGCGTTGTAGCTTGTCCCATTTCGCCTGCGCCGCCCGCATGGCCTGGGCTTTTGTGGCATACACCGTTGTAAGCGAAAATACGTTATCCGCCTCACCGGCCAGATATTCACCCTCGCGGGCTTCCGGTATTCTGACTTCCTTCTTTTTCGCTTTGGCTTTCGGGTGCTGTAGCGCGCGTAAATGCTGTTCTCTGGGCTTGCGCTTCACCTTCACCTTTTTCGGTTTCGGGTCTTTGGTATGAAGCCACTGAGCCGTAACGCCGGTATAAGCGCCCCGGTCGGCAATCGCAAACTGATGCCGGTCGCCATCGCGGCGGGTGATCGTCACCTGCGGGATGGGCTTGCCGCTGGCGGTTGTGGCATTCCCGGCTCTGAGAAACAGCAGTTTCCCCGCCTTGACCGACACCTCGCCGCCGTTCCGGTCAGCCAGCCGAGTAAGAAATTTAGCGTCGGATTCCTGCGTCTGGTCGATATGCGGGATATGAATCCCGGCCAGCGCCGGGGTGACACTCGCCGTCAGCTTGTTACGTGCGGCGATCGCCGCCACGATATCGCCGAGGGTTTTGTCGTGCCAGGACTCTTCACGCCGGGAATTCAGCGTACCGCGAAAATCAGCGCTGCGGGCGCGGATGGTCACGGTATCAGGCGCGCCCCGGTGCTCAACCTCATCAACGGTAAAACTGCCCTTGCCGACCAGCGCGGAATCTTTCCAGCCGAGGAACAGGGTCAGCACCGCACCGCGCACCGGCAACTGCACAAGGCCGTCGCTGTCATCGAGCTCAATATCGAGCTGGTCAGCCTCAAAGCCCCGGTTATCCGTCATCGTGAGGTCTATCAGCCGGTTGCTGATGTTGCCGGTGATATCCTTACTGTCCAGTTTCAGCATAAACGCGGGGGTGAGTGAGCTCCCCGCCTGGCTGTAGAGTATTTCTGACATCATAACCCCGGCGTTGTGATTAATCTGGTGGCGGCCTCTTTTGCTTTCCCGGCCAGCATGTCAGCCTGCTGACTCAGGTCGCCATATACCGCTGCGAGCGACTCATCCACGCGCGTTAACGCCAGCGTAAAATCAATCTTCCGGGGTGAGCCGTCGGAAAAAAACTCCGCGCCGGTTTCGTTAATGCTGTTGATGACATACATGCCGTAAATCTGGCCGGTTCCGGCAATCAGCGGCCATGCCTTACCCTGTTCGGCCATCTGCCTGAGCGCGGTCAGTGTCAGCGTCCCGCCGGTAATTTCCGGGTAAAGCGTGCCATTGAGCGTGATTTTTTCCTCCCCGACGCCGAGAAACTGGAAAGCATCGCGCTTACCTACGCGGCTGTTTGACGGCCAGCGATATTCCGCGTCGCGCTGCATGCCCTGAAACGGCAGTGTCTGGCGCATAAAGACGAAGAAACCTAAAGCAAGCATCATCTCTGAATGTCTCCCTTATCCGTCGTGGCGCATGCTGGAACGTTCGCGGGCGCGTTTCTCACGGTCGGCCTTTTCAACGGCATCCTGCAACTGCCGCCCGAGTTCGCCGCCCGGTGCGCCGCCGTTCTGCATCGTGATGTTGTAATGGCTTTGCCGGTTATCGACATAGGATTTACCGCCGGGGGCAACGGCGGGCTGATATCCCTGATAACCGCCATAGGTACTGGTTGCCGGGATATAGGTGCCGTTCTGCGCCGCCGCGCCAGCTTTTACGGCTTTCTGGTCAAGATCGCTGGATTCTTTATTGATGAGGCCGAGTTTATCGAGCACCCAGTCTATTCCCTGTTTCAGTTTGTTAAACGCGGTAAGCGGCATCAGCAGTGCATCTGCCAGTGCCTGTCCAAACAGGACGCCGGTATCTTTGCAGGCGTTAAGCGTGTCCTGCGTGGATTTAACCGGCTCAATCAGTTTTTTGAACCAGTCCCATACCGCCTTTAATTTCTCGCCAAGCCAGTCAAAAACGGGCTTAAGCGGCGAAAACAGTTCCCCGACCGGCGCAAATGCGGCAGTCAGACCTTCAACAACCCCGCTGAAAAAGGCGCTGATGGGCTCCCAGTATTTACGGATGAGCAGCGCACCGGCGACAATTGCCACGCCGATCGCCACAATCGGCCATGTCAGCGCGCCGAGCACCGTCATAATTGCCCCGCCCACCACACTGAAGACCGTCCCGAGCACACCGGCAATCGCTATGATGGCATTTATCCCGGTGATGACCGGCCATGCCACCAGACCGATAGCGCCGACAAGCCCCACCACGCCGACAGCCACCGCCGCAATCACGCCCAGCGTCTGCGCCAGCCCTTTGTTTTTCTGTATCCAGCCATCAAGCCTGAGCACGTAACCTGTAGCGGTCTGCACCAGTTTTCGGAGCGAGGATTCCTGCTGGTCAAACAGGTCAGTACCGACCGCCTCATAAGCCGACTGGAACTCTTTAAAGTCGCCGCCGAGGTTGTCCTGCATGACGTTGACCAGTTCCTCCGTTTTCCCGTCCGAGGCTTTAAACGCAGCGGTCAGCGCATCCAGTTTCCCGCCCGAGGCGGCGGCCATTAACACCGCCGCTGATGAACTGGCTTCTTCACCGAATATCGTTTTCAGGTATTCGGCGCGCTGGCCGGTGCCGAGTTTGTTTTTCTCAAAACTGGCCTGCATTTCTTTCAGGATGGTGAAGATGGGCCGGGTGTTACCTTTTTTATCTGCCGTGGTGATGCCAAGCTCTTTAATCGCCCGGTACGCCTCGCCGGTCGGTGCCTGTAAGCGCGTTATCACCGCGCGGCTCCCCGTACCGGCCATCGAGCCGGTGATTTTCGCATCATGTAACGCGCCCACCATGGCGGCGGCCTGCTCGATACTCACCCCGGCATTTTTTGCCACCGGCGCGGCATAGGTCAGCGCATCACTCAGGCCGTCAAAGTCAGCGGCGGTTTTGTTCATCGTCATGGAGAGAACATCACCGATGTGTGCGACCTTATCGTTTGAAAGCTGAAACGCGGATTTCATCCCCATCAACAGACCGGCGTTTTCCTCCATCGTGCGCCGGTTAGCCAGCGCCATATTCAGGGTCACCGGCGTGACAGCCTGAATCGCTGCCGCATCACCGCCCCCTTTCGCAATGATGATTTGCGCACCGGCGGCATCATCCGCCGAGGCGGCCGTGTTGTCGCCAAGCTGGCGCGCCTGTCTGCGCAGCGCGGTCATTTCCACCGAGTCTTTACCCACGCCGAGCACCGCCTGAAGCTCCGAGTTCTTTTGCGCAAAGTCATAGCCCGGTTTCAGCAGTGCCGCCCCGGCAAGCGTTGCCGTGGTTGCCATTCCCGCCCCTGCCGCGCCCACCGCAGCGGCGTTACCGGCGAGCGCCTTCCCGGCCTGATAGCGCTGTTTTACCCGGCTGAGTTTCTCCTGTTGCGCACTGACGCGCGCCAGCGCCTCACGCTGCCGGTTGAGCTGTGAGGTGGTTTCACTGATGGTGGTTTTAAGTTTTCGCTCGTCAGCGGCCAGCGTGCGGGTGTTTATCCCGGCAAGGCTGAGCTCCTGGCGCTGACGCTGCACGGATTCACGCAGGCTGTTGTGTTTAAGCTGGAGCGCGGCGGCGCTTTTGCGTGCCGTCTCCATTGCCTGCGCCTGCGCGCGGGTCGGCTGTTCAGTGTTTTTAAACTGAAGCGCCAGCGCGGCGGCTTCATCTCTGGCTTTTTTCAGCGCCTGCTCAGTGACCGCAAGTTGTGCGCGGGTTTTACGAAAGCCGTCAATCTTCGACGCCTGCCCGTTGAGCTCACGCAATGCGGTTTGTGTTGTGCGCATCCCTCCGGCCAGCTCCTTACTGGCCTTGTCGATGGATTTTAACGGGCGGGTCGCCTGGTCAACAGCTTTGAGTAATACCTGTAATTTCACGCTACTCATTCGTGTTTCCGCTTCGCTGGATGGCTTTTTCTCGCCATGTAATGAGTTCTGTCAGGCTCAGGGGAAAGAGCTCTGAGGGCGGCCAGTGGAAAATCACCGCGATATCCGCCATCAGGTCATCAACAGAGAGTGTGTCGGGGAAATTTACTGCACCGAATTCGGCGACAAAAAACCGATCACCTTACCCGCCAGGGCAACGAGGTCAGGCAGCTCAAGCGCGGCGACTTCCTGCTCGGTGAGCGAGGGGGCGCTCATGCGCGGCAGCACTTTTATCAGGGCGTCAACTTCGGAGTTTGCCACCGCCGCAAGGCTGACGCCGCGCAGCGTCCCGGCGTTCGGTTTAATCAGGGTGATGGCGTCGATAATCTGCTCGCCGCGCTTAACAGGATTTTCCAGGGTGATCACGTTGTCGTTATTCATGGTGTTCTCTTTTTAATCAGGTTTTCGGGTTAACCGGCCAGCGCACTGGCCGGGGTGAAAATTACAGGCCGATATTGCGGCGGTGCTGCTCCAGCCGGTCGGTGCCGTTGACCTTCTCCACCATGTTGAGGGTGTCGATTTCAACCAGCTCTTTGCCGTCCATCGTCAGTTTGAAATAGGTACAGACGACCGAAATTTTCGCTTCGGTGTCTTCGCCGGGTTTGTTCTCGCCGGTGTCGATTTCCTTCTGACGGCCACGCATCACCACTTCAACGGCGACCGTTTCGCCGGTGTCGTCACGCTGGTAGGAACCGGCAAAACGCACCGGCACGGCATCGACGCCGGTCGCGCCGTACAGCTCCCAGATAACCGAATCCGGGAAACCGCCGAGCGACCATTCCATTGACAGGGCATCATCATCGAGGCCGAGATCAACCGGCGCGACGCCGTTCATACCTGCCCCGCGATAGTTTTCGAGCTTGCGTGTCAGCTTCGGCAGGGTGATCGACTTCGCGATACCCTGATAGCTGTAGCCATTCAGAAACACATTCATGTATTTCAGTTTTCGCGGCATTGCCATTTATCAGGCTCCTTAATTGCTGTTAACCGAGGAAACCAGCGTCGCCAGATATTTATCGGTGATGCGCTGGCGCAGGGTCAGATTTTCCAGTGGGGGAACCGGCGTATAGTCATAATCGATATACAGTTTCCCGGCTTTCAGGGTCTCGGCGTCGTTGGCGTCCTCGTCAAACCAGCAGGTCGCATCGACGATGTAGCCGTTACTTTTCAGCTCGCGGAATTTCGCGTTAATGCCGTCCACGATGTCGCGGATCAGCGTCGCGGTGATCGGCTTGTCGACCGCCCACATGTGCGCCTCGGCCATTGTGTCGGCGATAACCTGCGCCGTGCGGGTGTAGTTCTCAAACAGGAAAAGCGGATCGTCGGAGCAGGTACGGTTGCCCCAGAAGCGGAAGCCATCTTTGCGAATCAGCGTGGTCACGCCCGCCTCGTTGAGCAGGTCGGCATCGGTGCCCGGCTCCTGCAAATCCCAGAACACTGACGCGCTGATGCCGGTCACGCCGTTGACGCCGACGTTAGACAGGGTTTTATGCCAGCCGACAGACTGGTCGATGTATGCACGCAGACCGAGGGCGCGGGCGGTGGCGTAAGCCGTGGCGGTCGCATTTTTCACGGTGTCCCAGGCGAGAAAATCCGGCCAGATAACCATTAATTCACGCTGGCTGAAGTTGTCGCGGTATCTGATGGCATCAGAGAGGGTTTTACAGCCCCACGCGCTGACATAGCCGAACGCGCGCAGCTTCTGGCAAACGGGCGCAAGCGCGGTGGCGACTTCCAGGGTGTCGAATCCCGGCACACCGAGGATGCGGGGTTTTACGCCGGTCACAGCTTCGGCGGTCAGCAGTGCTTTCAGGCCGGTGTATTTGCCGTTCTCGTCCGTGGTGCCGATGATGCTGGAAATGGTCTGCGCGAGCGCCTCTTCTTCATCGTCGCCGGTTCCCTCCGCCACGCGCACGACGACGGTCACCGGTTTTGACTGGTCGGCGATGGCCTGGAGTGACGCGGCCAGCGTGCCTTTTTTACCGGCTTTGGCGATGGCGCTTTGTACGCTGGTGATCAGCACCGGCTCATTGAGAGGGAAAGTGGCCGCGTCGGCATCGCTGGCGGTACAGACCATGCCGACGATTGCCGTTGAGACCGTGGAAATGACGCGCGTGCCGTCGTTAATTTCGACGACCTGCACACCATGATGATAATCACTCATCCGTTTAACTCCGTGGGGTTGGGGTGAGTGTTATTTTCCAGGCTGTGCGGGCGCGGGGCTATTTATCAGGGATGGTTGCGGTGCAGTACAACACTAAACAAAAAAGGCGGGTAAATGCCACAGGTTGATTGACCTGCGCCCAAAGAATTAATGCAGTGCGGACTTAGTAATTTCCGCTCCTAGCACGACGCTGCCGGTCACGCTGTGACTGTACATCAGACATCGACAGGCAGCTTTGCGCGAGGAGCAGACATTCGCTCTATTTTTTATTTTATCGCATTACCAATAGCCGCATACCCTTGGTTGAATTCTTTGGTATATCGTTCTTTTAGTCAGACTTTACTGTTTTGAATCGAAAATTTGTGCAATCTTTTTCACTCATGTACTAGTTAGATGGTTTTAAGGTGGATTTTTCTTTAATTGAGGATGTCAGAAACCGTATCGATCAGATTGACAGTGAACTGGTTAAAATGATCGCGCAACGCAGCCAGAGTGTTAAAGCAGCAGCTTTCAAAAGTGGCCATTCAGCCGTGCGTGCTCCAGACCGCGTTCAGCAGGTAATCGACAAGGTAAGTAAACAGGCGACTGAAGCAGGACTTCCCACAGTAATTATCGAAAAGGTCTATCGGACGATGATCGATGCGTTTATCAATTATGAACTCAGGCAACACGACCAACTGCGACAGGAGAAATGCTGACATCGTGCGTCAACATTCCATTGAGCTCCTCCCCATAACTGTAGCGGGTGTCGAGGCGGTAAACGCCAACAGCGACATCTCATTCGGGCGGCATACTCACGACCAGTATGGCATTGGTTTGATGGACAGCGGCGGGCAAAAATCCCTGAGTGGGCGCGGATATGTCGAATCGAACGCGGGTGATGTTATCACTGTTAACCCGGGGGAAGTTCACGACGGTACCCCGCTCGATGGCCCGCGAGCCTGGCGGATGCTTTATTTTGATACTGAGATTATAAATCAATGCTTTATCGATATTTCCGATGGTAAATATGCCAGCGGCGAATTTGCCCTGCCTGTATCGACGAATGCCGGTATGGCAAAAAGTTTTAACCAGTTATATCAAGTCATTACTAGTGGTAATGGCGATGTAGAAAAGCTTGCTGCGGATGAAGCGTTATTAGTCCTGACCAAAGCGTTGGCCCAAATGCCCCGGACTCAGGTGAAAATGCCCATCGAAGGGGTGTTATACGCGAAGGAAAAAATGGATGACGCGCCGGGGAGTGCCACATCTCTTACTGAGCTGGCGGCGATTGCCGGACTCGGGCAGTTTACATTTTTACGCGCTTTTGCACATTACAGTGGAATGACCCCGCATGCCTATCTTTTGCAGCGACGCCTGTCCCTGGTTCGAAAGCTTATCAGGGGCGGAATGAACCTTGCTGATGCAGCCATTGCGGGTGGATTTGCGGATCAAAGCCACATGACCCGTCTGTTTGGTCGCAGCTATGGCTATACGCCGGGCCTCTATGCGCAACAGATTTCAAAAATATAGCTGTCAGTGCCGCTGCAATTTTATTCAAGACAGAGAAAACCTCTTAATCGAATACTGAAACGGTTATTTCAGCTGCCGATGAGGGGTAAAATTTTGATGCTCTATAACGATTTTCTGGTGACATCTCTGCTGATTGTTATGTCACCCGGTACTGGTGCCATCATCACGCTTTCTGCCGGCCTCAGGCAGGGAAAACGTAGCGCAATAATTGCTGCTGCCGGATGCACTCTCGGAGTTTTGCCTCATATGCTGGCTGCAGTTACAGGCCTTGCCGCCCTGCTACATGCCAGTCCGTTACTGTTTTCCATTGTGAAGTATACCGGTGTTGCTTACCTGCTGTTTATGGCGTGGCAAACGCTACGGGACAAGACACTTTTAACCGCTGATGGTCTCAGGCAGGAGTTATCTCCTGGCACCTTGATAATACGGGCGGTAGTTGCCAATCTTCTTAATCCCAAACTTTCGCTATTTTTCCTGGCATTCCTTCCGCAGTTTATCGCCTCCGGTGATGTACATCCCACACAGAGTATGTTGATTCTTTCAGCTATTTTTGCTGCCATGACTTTTGCGGTATTTTCTCTGTATGGTGCTTTTGCTTCGTCTGTTAGTCATTATGTATTAGGAAATCCCAGGGTGATGACCGGCATTCGTTGGGGCGTGGCACTGGCCTTTACTGCAGTTGGGATTCGCCTGGCGATGGCTGTGCAATAATAAAGACTTGTGTTAGATAACGCCTGAAAGGGAGGATTTAACGTCCGCTTCACGCCCTGAGACATTCGACAAGCTTTCTACGGCATTAGTAAGGGCGATTTTCGCGCTTCCAGTGCCAGCAAATATTTCGCTTCGTCATAACGGGTTCTGGTCTTCCAGCAGCGGTAAATAATCCTTATCCATTTGAATGCCAGAGCCCGGATTGCAGACTGGTGAGATTTTCCTTTTTCTCGCATCCCCTGATAATACAACTTGGCCCAGTATGATGAGTTAACCGTCTTGGCAGCCCATTCGATAAAGGTTTGCCTGACGAACTTGGCACACTGCCATCTCCAGTGAACCCAGGATTTTTGACCGCTTCGCTCGGTTACTGGCGCGATGCCAACATAGTTTTGAATTTCTTCGGCGCTGTTAAAGCGGTCGCGGTTATCACCGAGTGCGGCAAGCATACGCGGTCCCATACACGGCCCCATGCCTGGAAGTGATTTGAACAGTTCAGCATCTGGCAATGGGTCAAATAGCGTTTCAATGCGTTCGTCATAGGTTTTGATGATTTCACTCACGACTTTAATTTGTGTCGCCAGTGCTGTTGCCATCAAAGCATTAGCTTCTATAACACTCGGGTCTGCAGTCAATGGGATCGCGTTATTAATACTTGCAACACGTTGCTCGGTGAGGGCTGTTGCGCGGCCACCTTTGGCATTCAGAAAGTGGCGAACGGTGTCGCGTCTGGCTCGTTTCAGTTTTTGCAGACTGGGCCACCGTATAATCAGTTCACACAACAGCAAACTACCCCGATGTGAGAACCATTCAAGGGGTTGAGGATAATACTGCTTAAGCGTGTTAATGAGCCGATTAACAAAGCGGCGTTTGTCTTCTACCAGCAGTCTACGCTGCTCCACTAGTTGTAGAAGTAAACGGATATCAGCATTGTCGGGTTCGATGGCTTTTATCTTTTGGGGATAGCGAAGCATCAGATCTAACGCTAACTCGGCATCCTGCGGATCATCCTTCGCACCACTTGGCCAGAAGGTCTGCCGATAGCGGGCCAATGATAACGCGTGTACAGGAAAGACAGTAACAAAGGGGTACTTCTGGAGAGCATACACTACCGGGCCTTTCTTGAGTTCAAGGGCGATAGCGATCCTGCCTTTGACCTTCTGGTGCAACTCATTGAGCCAGGTATCAAGCGCTTCCGGGGTATGTTTAATCACATGGAATGTGCGCTCACCGTTTTTAAACTGAACGCAGACATCGTGCTTTCTATCCGCCCAGTCCAGACCAACATGAGCAGCAAACTGATCTATAGCAGTCATCACCAACTCCTTTTAACCGGGGATTGGTATGCATTCCACGCTCTTCGAAAGAAATATAGCCAGCAGTTTATCTGCATGCCCTGAGTATTCGTTAGCGAACGTGGAGCACTTACTGGCTCGAAAGCAAAGCGGCAATCATCAAATCACATGATTCTGGCACAATATTCGTAACCAGTAAGCGCATACCCTGAATCACTTAAAAGTGTAACCCTCAGGGTTCGAATGACTATATCTGGCACAAAGCTGCCCGTCTGGCACAGGCTAATCTCTGTGCTATGACAATACCGGATCAAGTCTAAACTAATACCAATCACCAGATGCCTGAAAGCCTTAAACATACCCGGAGATTTCCGGCCAGGTGATATCCGGGCGCTACTCAGGTCAGCGGCTTCAGGCGCGTCAATGTAATCAAGCCAGCCGTTGAGGGTGGTCAGTAATTATACCGGTATCTTCCGGCGTATTAGCTGGCCGTCGCCTCAGACAGCGCAGGCCACTCAATATCGGGGGCTGAGGAGGTATCAATACGCATCAACATAACCCGGTATTTTTTCCATTCAGCGAGTGCAGCGGTCTCTTCGTCCGTGGCGATTCCGGCATCAACAGCATCCTGCAGCCAGGTTATCTCCGAGTCTGCCGCCGCGCGCAATTCCGCTTTTTTCATGTCTGCCTGGCTGACCAATTGCTCCTGTGATGGCAATGGCAAATCGTTCCAGGCGGGCATGTTCTCCGCGCCCGCGCCGCGCTCTTTTCCCTGCGGCGGCATCCCCATAAACACACTGGCAACACTGTCATCAATGTCGGTGATATCGGAAGGTAATGAGCCGCTCGCTTCATATTGTTCCTGCAGGGCGACGGCATAGAAAGCGTTCGTTGATGCGCTCCAGTAATACTGATTCATTGTTAGTACCCCACCGCGATAACAAATGCGCCGATACTCCCGGCAGGAGTTACCGACACATAGGACTGGAAAGAAGTTTTCGAGAGATTGTTAATGCCAAAAATGCCTGCGGCAGACGGAACCGGGCCATTATGCGTGGCCACTACGGAAATCGCGCCATTAGGAAAAGCAAAGGGAAAGTTGACCACTTTTGAGGCTGCGGAAGCATCAGCCATAGTGGCAACAAAAAACTGGACAATGAAGCCGCCCGGAAGCCTGAACCAGTTACTGCCGGAAGTGAAAGAACTCATATCGGGGATCTGGTTAGCACCCGCCCCAACATCACGAAATGCAGCCGTTTTCAGTGTATTGATGAAATTAGCAACAAACGCAGTAGTGGCAATCTGGGCCGAATTTGTACCAGCAGCGGCTGTCGGCGCGGTTGGCGTTCCGGTCAGCGCCGGGCTTGCCAGAGGAGCTGCGGTAAGCAAATCGAGCATCTGCGCCGGGGTGCTTTTTGACAGAAAGAGCAGAGATAAGTTTGTCAGCGCGCAGGCCTCCATGCTTTTCGGGCCATTGAACACCGGGAACTGCATATTTAATGCTTTCAGGTTTGAAAATGCTGTCAGCATCGCATCCTGCGGTTGCTTTCCTGACAGGGCGTTTGTCATGGTAGTGACAAAGTTCGGATCGTTACCCAGCGCCGCGGCCAGCTCATTTAGCGTATCCAGTCCGGCCGGGGCAGATGCCACTAATGCGGCGATGGCCGCTTTAACAAATGCCGTGGTCGCCAGTTGTGTATCGTTAGACGCCTGCGCGGCGGTTGGCGCTTTCGGTGTGCCGGTGAAAACCGGGCTGGCGATCGGTGCATACTGCGTGTGCGGGTTGCTGGCCGCGATATGCTGTTTCAGCAGATTGTCGGCATACGCTTTCACCTCAATGACGGCATTATCAACATATTGCCGTGTCGCCAGCACGACCGACGGGTCGATTTTCAGCGTCACGGCGGCGGTTGAGGACACAATCAGCACCATGCGGATGGTCTGGGTGCGCCCGCTCCCCTCCTGCAACTGCGGCTTATAGGTCTCCGGGCAGTTGGCGACGGCAATCAGTACGCCGTTATCGTCATAAAGCCCGATTTCACGTATCCAGAAACCGCCCTCGTTTTCGGGTATAACCTGCTCGGCGATAATCTGGCTGGCGTTGTTCGCGTCAACGCTCAGCATATTCAGCGGCGCAATACGTTTCTGGTTAACCAGCTTCGTTTGCGTCGCGTCCGGTGTTGGCAGCGTGCCGTTGCCGTCCCCCACGGCCATTTGCGTGATGTTGAGCTTTGTCCCCAGCGCGGTGGCGTTTGCCAGCAGTGCCGCGCCCTGGCTGGTCAGAATGGCAAAGAATTTCGCGGTCATGCGATTACTCTCATGTTGTCGATAAAATGAATGGCCGAGGCCGGGAAGTATTCCCCGCCGCCGGTAATGTCTTCGGGCAGATACGGATAAACGACCAGGTCGTCACCGGCATAGCTTCCCGCCTCGACATAACACTCGCCCGGTGTGCTCAGGCTGATGGCGAGGCCGGTCAGATGGCGGCTGGCGGGTTTAGCGTCATTGATGAGCCTTTCCAGCTCCTGATACATCTCATCGGTGATACCACCATCCAGCACCCCCACCACCAGGCGAAACGTGCCTGGCTCCTCGTTGAGCTCCCACCACTCGCGTACCTCGATAAGAAAACCGAGCGGCTCCACCACGCGGCGTAATGCGCTGATGGTGCCCTTGTGCTGATGGACGAAAAACGCGGAGGCAATCACCCGGCGTTTTGTGGCTTCCGGCCAGTCAGCATCCCACCGGTCAACAGACAGCGCCCACGCCAGATAGGGCAGCAGGTCAGCCGGGCAGGTCTGCGGGTTCCATAACGTGCGCAGCGGAACCGGGACGCGGATAATCTCCGCCGCTGCCTGCGCGGCGGCGACTTCCAGCGGCGACGAACCGACGGGTAACAGCCGGTCACTATTCATCGTTCCCCCCGCTGGCGATGCTGTATCCGGTGCAGAAAGAGGCCTGATGTTTGCCGAGCACGATGTCGCCCTGCGGGGCGCTCAGCTCCACGCGCTGGACACCTTCAACATGGAGCGCGGCATAAATCGCAGACTGACGGACATCACGACCAAGCCGGTGCTGGGCGGTGATATAGGCTTTGAGTTTCTCTTCGGCTGCGGCGCGGATGGGCTCCGCTTCGGGGCCAGGGTAAAAATACAGGGTGGCGGCCACCTCATACGGCACAATTTCAGCCGCCTGCACCGTCACACGGTCACCCACCGGGCGAACGTCCTCAGCGTTGAGCGCCTTTTCCACCACAGCGAGCAGGTCATCGCCCGCCGTGCCGTCACCCTCGCGGGCAAGCACGGTGATGGTCACGCAGGCCGGTGTCGGGCTCTCGACAGAAATATCCGCGACACGCCCGTCGGCGCTGCGTCCGTGGTATTCATAGGCACCGACCGGCCCGGCCACGCTCAGCCCCTCAAACGCCTGTTGCGCGCGCAGGCGTAAATCGGCATCGGACTCCATCACCGCCGCCACCGGCGGGATGGCGGTATCGTCTGCCGGGGTGATGGTCAGCCGTGTGGTGTTGTTATTCGCGGCAATAACATCGAGGTCAGCCCCGGCAGCGCTTGCCAGCGTCACCGCGCGGGCGGCCTCATTCACCCGCTGGCGCCAGATAACCTCCCTGTAGGCGTTCTCCTCAAGGAACCTGGTCAGCGGTTCGGATTCCAGCGCCAGCGTGCGGGCAACGGCGTCCTGCTCATCGGCAGGGAACAGCGAAACCAGTGTCGCCTTGCGCTCAGCGAGGATGTTCTCGTAATCGAGCTCCTCAACCACATCCGGGGCGGGTAACTCGCTCAGGTCAACAATCGGCATGGGTTCAACTCACAGGAATGGTTAATGAAAGGGTTTCACCGGTGCTGACGAGCTGGCCGGTCACATTGACGGTCATCCGGCCTTCGCTTTGCTCCGTGGTGATTTCACTCAGCGTGATGCGCGGCTCCCACTTCAGCAGCGCCATATAACAGGCCACGCGGATTTGCAGCGTGAGCGCCGGTGTCTGCGGCTGGTCAATCAGCGTGGAGAGCAACGAGCCATATTCCCGGCGCATCACGCGGGAGCCGACCGGCGTTCGCAGAATATCGCCCATGCTCTGACTGACGTGCTGTGAATCGGTAAGCGCGCGGCCATTTACACGGCTCATGCCAATATAGTTCACTGTCACAGGGGTGCTCCTGTTGTGCCGCCGCTGTCGCCAGGGTGCTGATGGGTGTGCAGTACTTTGCCGTTGGACGACAACGCGCCGCCGCTGTGCTCGATATCGCCGCGCATGGTGCCGCCTTTCTGCACTTCCAGCGAGCCGGTGATGAGCTTACTGGTGCAGACCACCTCCGGCGTGTCGAGTGTGATGCGCGAAGAGGCTTTGACCACAACCACCGGCACGGTGGCGGTAAGGGATTCCGATGCGGTAACGTCGGCGGTTTTGATGCCGCTGACGGTCAGCGCGCTGGTCGCCGGTTCGTATTCGATGACCGCGCCATCCGGGAAAGCAATATGCAGGGCATCAGCCGAGGCCGACGGCGCAGGATGGTCATCGGAGAAAATACCGGGCAGCACAAAGGCGGTATCGAGCTCGCCACCCACGGCCAGAATTAACACCTGCTCACCGATGGAGGGAGCCCACCATGCGCGCGAACGCCCGGCGCGCTGCGTCAGCCACTGGAGCCAGTCGGTGATGTTGCCGCCGGTCTGCACGCGGCAGCGCCCCGCGTCTAAGTCAGTTTCGACAATGACACCGGTGCGAATCATGTTGCGCAGCGTGCGCGCGAGGTCATTTAAATTTGCGAGTGTATTCATAAAGAAATGATGCCGCCGGGTTTATCCGGCGACAATGTGGGGCGGTTATGTCAGAAATGGCACAGCTATAAATCGGTGAGATGGTCGATGACAAGACTTTCAATAAATTGCGTATCGTCAGAAGAAAAGCCCAACAACGGACGCGCCGAATACTGTACTGGCTCCCGGTTGCGTGCTGGCCGGTCTTTGAGTCCGAGTTGATGCACACGCGCGATGCGCTGCACTTTGCCGGTAAACTCCACCACAGCCGCGCTGTCATCGCCGCTGGCTTTCATATAGCGGTTAGTACGCAGTTTTGCGAACATTTCCCGCTTAATCCGGCCTTTCTTTGCGCGCAGCGGCTGGGGCTTTCGCTTTGCATACGGCGAGCCGTCCGGGGCTTTTTGAGTCCTGATTCGCTGTTGCTGACGCTGGCGCAGCTTCTTCGCAATATCGACCGTAAGACGCCGACGGCCAGCGGGGGACAGCGCCGCCAGCAGCCCGGCAAGCTCACTCTCAAACGGTTTAAATTCAGTCATCCCATTTGCTCACCAGTTCGCCATTGATGTACAACTCCACCGGGCGCGCGACCGGCTCCGGCGGGGGCGGTTCCGGGATGCGCCGGACGTGAAGCGCTGAGCCGACCTCGTTAACCAGCGTCCGCTCGGTCAGGGCAAGGCTGATACTGATATCAAAACTGCTGTCATTGTTCAGATCGGCCTCGAAGGTGAAGCCTTTCGCCTGGCCTGTAGCGGTTTCCATAATATCGGGCTGGTTCTCACGCAGCCACGCCAGCACCGGCACAAGCAACAAATCCGCGTCGTCGGTAAAGTCCGTCACCACCACATTGAGCGTGTAACGCTTTTCGAATGACAGCGAGGCGGCGAGCGTGGCGACAAGATTGCCGCTGTCCACAAACAGCCGCAGCATCTCAGGGTTGGTTTTCAGCACCGGCACGGCATCAGCCAGGGCTTTTCTCAGGCTTTCGGGCTTCAGCATCTAAATCATCCTGGCATTGTTTGACGGTTTCCACCTGGAGCGCACAGCTTTCTAACGCGCGCTCAAGGTTGCGGATATCGGCACTCAAATCACCGTTGGTGTGCGGATCGCTGCCCGGCATCGGGCAAAGGCTGACTTTCGGGCAACCGTTGTAAACAGTCACCGGCGCTGGCGCAGGCGGCGCGCTTGTGCAACCGGCGCACAGCATCAGGCAGATCAGCGCTGTACCAGCGGCGAAAGGCGTCATTTTCATTGAGTAACCTCGTTATGGTTTGTTCCCGCCGGGCTTCCCGCTCACCGGCGGCGTTCAGCTTCTGACGCAAATCCACCTGCGCCCGTTCGTTTTTATCCGCCTGGTCGCGGGCAACAATGAGCTGGTTTTTCAGCATGCCGATCGTCAGCTTTTGCTCGCCTGCGACTCGGTTCGCCTTTTCCAGCGACCGGGTAAGATTGCCGTTTTCATGGCGCAGCCACAGCAGCCCGGCCAGCGCCAGCGCACCGGCAAGCAGCATCACAATGAGTCTGGACACAAACCCGCCTCCTCAATGCGCTGACGGTAAGAGGAACGCACACCCCGTAATACCAGCACGCAAATTACATAAATCAGCGCCGTAAACACCCAGCCAGCCGCAACCAGACAGGAAAACGCGCCTGCAATAATTACCAGCGACCAGCAATGTCGCAGTGGTGAATGCTTTCGGCAAAAGACAGTGCGGAAAATTTCCATTTTCTTATCGCTCAGGGGGATCGCCTTTTCCTGTCCCTGTAACCAGTCGTCATACACGGCAGCACCGGCGAGGCTGACAGCGATACAGAGCAGACAATAAAAAATTGCCCACACCGCGACAAAATTAACGGCAACACTTTGCGGGCAGGTCAGTCCCCTTAGCACCAGAAGCGCCAGAAGGACATCGAAAATCAGTGGAATCAGGTGCTTTTTCATTGAGTTACCCCTTTCATGCAATATGCCAGCTCCCGCGCGCGGCGGTTCTCCAGCCCTTTATTTTTGATTCCGTTGATGTAGACCCAGCGAGGCAGTTGATCACAGGCCTGTTGCCACTTTTTCTGGTTCAGGAAATAGACCAGCGTCGATTGACAGGCCGCACCGGTGCCAACGTTAAAGGCGAAACTGACCACGGCATCGTAAACGGCGTGCGGCATCGCAACCGGCGCGCAGACCGCAAGACGACGCTCAACCGTCAGCACGTCGGAAATCAGATTTTGCGCCGCCTCCCGTTCGGTGATGTCGCGTTTCGGCGCGACCCCGGCAGTGTGGCCGATGCCTGATGTCCATACCCCCGCGCTGCACTGGTAGGGGCGCAGACGGCACCCCTCAAGGTCTGCCAGCAGGGCGAGACCCTGTTGCGAGGTATGGAGTAAACGAAAATCAGGCACCAGTGCCGCCAGCGCCAGCACGGCGGCCACACTGCAACGTTTAACGATTGATGACATTGCTCATTGCCTCCCCGGAAAGACGGCTCTGCTCAAGCTGGAGTGCCAGGAGGGCGTAGCTTTTGCGCCGGTAATACCAGTTAACGCCGACCGTCAGCACCACGCCCAGCGCACCAAAGTACGCGGCGAAATCCTGCGGCGTCATCGCCCCGAAAAAGGTCAGCGCGACGCTAATCCAGTAGGCCAGCGACGAGGTGATTTTCTCCATGCTCAGTCCCATAAATTCACCGTTTCGGCAGCGGGTGCGGTGTCAGTGTCCGGCAGCTCAATCGCCGTGCCATAGGGCAGCACCGCGCCGAGTTCGGCCAGCCCCGGATTAGCGGCGAGCACCGTTTCGACCACGCCCTCAGTGCGCCCGTAATAGCGGTTACAAATCACATCCAGCGTGTCGCCCTGATGCGCATAAACCTTCATCAGATTTGCCCCACGATGCAGCGCGGTTTGTCCTGAATACGGGCGACCGACCAGCGCATGTCGCGCCACAGGTCATCAATCGTGGTGTCGATGCTGTCCGCTTTTTTGTCGCCTTTCGCGCTGGCATCCACCCCGCGATAGCGCTCATAAAGCGTGGCGGCTGTCATCGCACACACCGCGCTCAGATAGTGAAAAATACGCATGCTCTCGCCGTCGATGTCATCCGCCGGCACATCAGCGAGGCGCGCAAAACCGGCTTTCATCTGGCTTTCGCGCCAGTCGAAAAGCTCCGCGTTGGTTTCGGCTATCCCGGCCTTGATGGCATGACGCAGCCGCACCGGGGCGATGGTCTGCTCAAGGCGCATCAGCTCGCGCACGCGCTTCGGCTCGATATCAGGAAAGAAAAAGGTGTTTTTGATCACCGGCTCGTCACTGACAGGCGGCGGGATAACCACTGTGCGGCGCTCCGGTTGTTCGTTATTTTTTTCAATAATCAGTGTCGTCATGACTGCCTCTGAAAAGGGTGGGCGGTGGACGCCGGTCGCAGATAAGGTGAACCACCCTCATTGACCGGCGTGCCGCCCTGGCGCGGGGCGCATTCGGTTAACCGGCAGCTTTACGGGGGCGACCCCGCCCGCGTTTCGCCGGTGTGGCTGTTTTTTTCTGTTGTGAGGTTTTCGCGGGTGTCTTTGGCGCAGGCTTCGCGACAACAGGCTTCGGATTCAGTTCGCGGGTAAGGCGCTCAATGTCCTTGCGTACCCCCGCGTTACGGTCGAGCAGGATCGCGCGCTGGAGATGCGTCATGGCGTCAGCAGGCTGACCGGCATCGCGCAGCGTCAGGCCAGCGACCTTATGCAGCCGGGCGCGTACCTCGTCGGGCATGTCGGCTTTAGCGGTCATGCTGATGACGTCGAGAAGGATTGCAGCACTGACCGGCTCACCGGCATCGCGGGCGCGCAGGGCAGCAAGTGCCACCTCTTCGGCCAGCATGTAAGGCACGGTGCGCGCATGGTTCTCCGGCATCGACAGGTTGTAGCGCAGGGCATAGCGGGCAATTTCCAGCGCGCCGGGAATATCACCGGCATCGAGACGCCACAGCATGACCGTCATTAAAATGGCATCCTGCGCGCCGGTGCCGTTCTCCAGCACGCCCGTCACCCACGGCAGATAAAACGGCAGCAGCTCGCGCTTTTTGTCGGCTTTACGCTCTTTCGAGTGGATGTCTTTCAGCGTCCGGCGGTCTGCGGCCAGCTTAACGAGCATCTGCTCATAAGCGGTGGCATGGCGCAGCGGGGCGTTATCCCGCTGCGCGGCCAGCATGGCCGAGACCCGCATCGCGTGACGCTGTGCGGGGCTCGCCATCGGTTACGCTCCTTCGCCAGGGTTGGAGGTTTCCGACCCGCCAGCAGGGGCGGCGTTATCAGCCATCATGGTTTTCATGGCGTCTACGATTGCCGCTGCAAACACGGTGGCGCTGGTTCCTTCCGGGGTTTCCTCTTCTTCCGGTTCAAGGATCTCGATGTTTTCAATCAGGCATCCGGCTTCGTAGTCTTCAATCACAAAGTCAACTTTCACCTGCTCGTAGTTTTCCACCTGGTCGAGCTTCGGATTCTCGATGATGTGGCGGCGGTGACCGTCCTCGTAGAGATAAACCGAGAGGTTATCCAGCGTGGTGATCAGAATGCTGTTGGCCGGGAAGAACGGCGCGCGCACTGCCTGTAACTGGCCGATGGTTTTCTGGCTGATAATCAGCTCCCCGGCCAGTTGCTCGGTGTTCGGCTGGAATTTGTTGATCATCGGGAAATATTTGTCGGTCAGGATGCGACGCCCGCACACGACCACCATTTCCGGGTTTTCGCGGTGGATTTCGGCAATCAGCGTCTCATGCGCATCCATTACCAGCGCGTCGAGGTTTTTGTAATGCCCTTTTTTACCAACTTTGATGGTCGTGGAAATAACCGCGCCGGTGTCGTCAACGACCTTATTCATGACGCGCTCCGGCGCGTCGTTGCGGTACTTCTGCAACCAGCCGACGGCAACATCCTGTAACAGCGGGTTTCTCTGGCGGTCTGAGGTTGCCGCACGGCTTACGCCGTTAAAGCCAATGGTGATGTAGTCCAGCGCCTGGCGCTTGACGATCGCGTCGCGGATGCGGGTCTGGAAGTCCTGAAAACGCGCCCACAAATCAAGCTTGTTGTACTTCATGTGAAAATCGAAGTTCACCGGCTGACAGAAATAGCGGTAAGCGTCCATTTTCGAAAAATCGGCTGTCTTGCGCTCCACGCCGTTCGCGGTGTCGGCAGTGCTGGCAATGGTGCCGTTGACGTCGATGCCGATTTTCTCCTCGGTCAGCTCGCCAACCACCACCATGTTGATTTTTTGCAGGAACGAAGAGGATTGCTGAATCTTGTCAAACAGCGTTTGCGTTACCGACGGCTCAACGCTGAATTTCTTGCTCAGGTCTTCCACGCCGACGCCGTTCAGCTCCGCAAGGCGGGTCAGCCAGGCATTAAATTTAAAGCGGGTTTCTTTACGCATTGTGTTGTTTGTCCTGTGATGAAAAAGGGAGTTCGCTTAGCAGTCGGTCAGCGCAGCGGTGGCACCGTCACCGCCGGTGCTCAGTTTCCGGCGCGGCTGCGTGTTACCCGGCGTTTTGTCCAGAGTGGCGGTGATCGCGCTGAATTGCTCCGAGGTGCGGGCAGCCTCAGCGGTCACGTTTTGCCTGAGCGTGGCGAGCTCAGTTTCCAGCGAGGCGAAACGCGTTTCGGCGCTGTCGTGGCTGGTCTGGACACGTTCAGCAATGGTGGTCACGGCTTCGTGCACGTCATTAAAACGGGCGTCGTCGGAAGACTGGCGGCGGCTGAAAATGGCTTTCACCGAGTCGGTCAGCTTGTTCAGCAGGGTTTCGGGCGCGTCCTCAAATTCCAGCTCGGCCAGGGTGGCAACAGAGAACAGATTTTCCGGGCTGGCCTTGAAGCGCTGGAGCGGGTTGTGTTTTGCGGTGCGGCAGAATTCCAGATATTCGGTGCCGAGGCTCGCCGGGTCATCAGTGACGGCGAGGCCAACCAGATAGCATTTGCCGCTGTTGGCGAAATTCGGCTGAATTTCCATTGAGGTATAAACTTTCTGGCCTTTCGCCACCATATCGACCAGCGTGTCGAGTGGGGCAATTTTGCCGAACAGTGCCAGCTTGCCGTTAAGTGCGGAATCGTCTTCGATTTTCTCCGCTTTCAGCTCCACCACATCCCCGTAACGGGCGAAAGCGCCGTCAGGCAGCAGGCCGCGCAGGTGTTCAAGGTTGATGCGGCAGCCGTAAACACGCGGGTCGAATGAATCGGCCATTTCCTGAATATCAGCCGCACTGATAATGCGCCCGTCGCAGGTGTCGCCCTCGACGCCGATACGAAAGAATTTTGAGACTTTTTTTGCCATCGTCAGCAGTCCTGATTGTGTGTGAAGGAGTCACGTTGATTTCAGGGGCTAGTTTCCCGGCTCGTCCGCTGGTTCGCCATCAGTCACGGATGGCTTGCCCCCTGCACATCAGTACCTTAGCGAATCGCTGACCGCGCTTAAGTAGCCTTGCCCTGTATCCATCACGGCGAGGCATGCATGACCATCACCACCGACACCACACTCTTAAATGACCCGCGACGACAGGCGGCGCTGTTGTACTGGCAGGGCTTTTCCGTGCCACAAATCGCGGAGATGTTGCAGACCAGACGCCCGACGGTGCAGAGCTGGAAACAGCGCGACGGATGGGACGAGACCGCCCCGTTAGACCGGGTGGGAAATACCTTAGAAGCACGGTTAATCCAGCTTTACGCCAAACCGGAGCTGACCGCGCACGACTTCAAGGTCGCTGACTTTCTGGCGCGTCAGATGGAGCGCTTCGCGCGTATTAACCGCTACGGGCAGACCGGCAACGAGGCCGATCTCAATCCGAACGTGGCGAACCGCAACAAAGGCGATCGCAAAAAGCCGAAAAAGAATTTTTTCAGCGAGGAGGCGGTCGAAAAACTGGAGGAGATTTTCTTTGACCAGTCTTTCGCCTATCAGCTCGGCTGGCATAAAGCGGGGCTTGAACACCGCATCCGGCACATTCTCAAATCCCGCCAGATTGGCGCGACGTTTTATTTCGCCCGCGAGGCGCTGTTACGCGCCCTGAAAACCGGCCATAACCAGATATTTTTATCCGCCTCAAAAACGCAGGCGCATGTGTTCCGTAAATACATCATCGCGTTTGCCAGGCTGGTAGATGTTGACCTTACCGGCGATCCGATTGTCATCGGCAACAACGGCGCGGAATTGCTGTTTCTCGGCACCAACTCCAACACCGCGCAGAGCCACAACGGCGACCTGTATGTCGATGAAATTTTCTGGATACCCAACTTCCAGCGGCTGCGCAAAGTGGCGTCGGGCATGGCCTCGCAAAAACACCTGCGCACGACCTATTTTTCGACGCCCTCCTCGCTGGGGCATGGCGCATATCCGTTCTGGTCAGGCGAGCTGTTTAACCGGGGGCGCGCCAGCGCCAGCGAACGGGTTGATATTGATATCAGCCATGCGGCATTAGCGCGCGGCGTGGCCTGCGCAGACGGGCAGTGGCGGCAGATTGTCACCATTGAGGACGCGCTCGCCGGGGGCTGTACCCTGTTTGACCTGGATGCACTGCGCCAGGAGAACAGCGCAGATGACTTCCGCAACCTGTTTATGTGTGAGTTTGTCGATGACAAGGCGTCGGTGTTCCCGTTCGAGGAGCTGCAGCGCTGCATGGTTGACAGCATGGAGGAGTGGGAGGATTACGCGCCGTTCGCCGACCGGCCATTTGGTCATCGCGTGGTGTGGATTGGTTACGACCCGTCGCACCGTGGTGACAGTGCCGGTTGCGTGGTGATCGCGCCGCCGCTGGTTGCCGGGGGTAAATTCCGCATTCTGGAGCGCCATCAGTGGAAAGGAATGGATTTTGCGACACAGGCCGAGTCTATCCGCGAGCTCACGCAAAAATACAACGTGGAATACATCGGGATTGATGCGACCGGGCTCGGTCAGGGCGTGTTTCAGCTTGTGCGCTCCTTCTACCCGGCAGCGCGTGACATTCGCTACACCCCGGAAATGAAAACCGCAATGGTGCTGAAAGCCAAAGACACCATCACGCGCGGTTGCCTCGAATACGACGTGAGCGCAACCGACATCACACAGTCGTTTATGTCCATCCGCAAAACCATGACCAGCAGCGGGCGCAGCGCCACCTATGAGGCCAGCCGCACCGAAGAAGCCAGCCACGCGGATCTCGCCTGGGCCACCATGCACGTACTGATTAACGAACCGCTGACCGCCGCGAGCGGCCAGTCCTCATCCTCAATTCTGGAGTTTTATTAATGGCAAAACGCAACAGGCGCCAGCGTACCCCGACACCGCGCCAGCATACCGCCGCACCCGCGCAGAGTATGGAAGCATTTACCTTCGGCGAGCCGGTGCCGGTACTGGATAAGCGCGACATTCTCGATTATGTCGAATGTGTCCATAACGGCCAGTGGTACGAGCCGCCGGTGAGTTTTTCCGGGCTGGCGAAAAGCATGCGCGCCGCCGTTCACCACAGCTCGCCGGTTTACGTCAAACGTAATATTCTGGTATCGACCTACATCCCGCACCCGCTGTTATCCCGGCAGGATTTCAGCCGCTTTGCGCTCGATTATATGGTGTTCGGCAACGCCTTTATTGAGCAGCGCCGCAGCTACACCGACAAGCCGGTTAAATATGAAACCTCACCGGCCAAATACACCCGGCGCGGCGTGGAGGAGGATACCTACTGGTATATTCAGAACTACACGAAGCCGCATCAGTTTGCGCCCGGCTCGGTATTCCACCTGCTGGAGCCCGACATCAACCAGGAGCTTTACGGGATGCCGGAATACCTGAGCGCGCTTAATTCGGCCTGGCTGAATGAGTCGGCGACGCTGTTTCGCCGCAAGTATTACCAGAACGGCGCGCACGCGGGTTACATCATGTATGTGACCGATGCGGCACAAAGCAGCACCGATGTTGAGGCGCTGCGAAAGGCGATGCGGGACTCGAAAGGGCTCGGCAACTTTAAAAACCTGTTTTTCTACGCGCCGAACGGAAAAGCCGACGGCATTAAAATTGTGCCGCTGAGTGAGGTTGCCACCAAAGACGATTTTTTCAATATCAAGAAAGTCAGCGCGGGCGACCTGCTGGATGCGCACCGCATTCCGTTCCAGTTGATGGGCGGCAAACCGGAGAATGCGGGCTCGATCGGCGACGTTGAGAAGGTGGCAAAAGTGTTTGTGCGTAACGAGCTGATGCCGCTGCAAACCCGTTTCCTTGAGCTCAACGAATGGGCGGGAGAGGAGATTATCCGGTTCCAGAAATACAGTCTCGACACCGACGACGCGTAACCCACCACAGCCGCCGCAGGGCGGCTTTTTCATGCCCCTCGCCAGAGCCCGCCAGAGCCCCCACACGACACGCTGCCGCCTCGCTTCCCCGTCACACGCCCTCGCGCCCTGCGCGCGGCAGGGGCGCACTCAGTCGCTGGAAAATAAATAAATTACCGGCCTCAGCGCGCAGTGCTTTCCCCGCCTCGCCTGCCCGCTTCATGGGTCGGTTTTAATGCAATTGCATCGGGTCAACGGATCCTTGCCAGCACTGGCATCGGAAAGGATCAAAAAAATCACATTCCGCGTGCAAAGTAATGCGCCTGATGCATGCGAGGGTATGGAATGAAGTGGAAGCGAGATTATTAGGTCTTGATTAACTGCGGGATCGGGATAAGCGCCGGTAAATTTTTGTTGTTAAGAAAATGGTAAGCACACCGAGCAATGCAGACGTCAAACCAAGAAAAATCAGCACCGAAAAAATATGACTAAAGAGCCCCCCGAGGCTTGTGAAATCGCTCAGCCGTGCGAACTGCTCAGGCGTCAGTACACGTATCACTATTTCCGGAATAGTTAGAAAGAAAATAATCACGACAAAAATACTAATTGCCGTTTTCCCATGTTTTTTCATAACCTTCCTTGCCTCGTCCGTGCAGGGGGATCGATTATCAACTGACTGTTTCAATCATGCTTAACCTGAGTTAAAGCACAATAAACTTTACCAGCGACATACACGCCAATAATTCCGATAAAGATGGATGACAGACCAATGAAAATCATCGCCGAGACGAATGGACTGAATAAACCACCCAAACTTGTAAAATCGCTAAGTCTGGCAAGCACGTCATTCGGAACCTTCCTTAAGATTATCTCGGGAATTATTAGAAAAGAAATAATTGCCGCTATAACATAAATAAGGATTTTTCGACTTTTTTTCATTCTCAACCTTGCCCCTGTGAGCGACCATGATCAATCATTAAACATTAATGTTACAGCAAGGCAAATGGAAATGGCAGAAAACTATCTAAAATTGAAAGCGCAGTCAGATAGAAGGATGGCGATTGCTTTAACTAAAGCGTTAAGGGAGATCTATACCAGTCATATCGAGACCGTCCAAAACGTTAAACTTGGCAGTCAGCGGCTTATTAACTATGGCTCCTGCTTAGTGCCTGACGAATACTACGGAAGCACGTGCCATGAGCAATGGAGTGAAGATAAGCGTTTGTATTTGTCTTTGTTGGAAATATACAAAAGAAATGATGTCGTTCTTGATATGGTTCAACTCTATTTCCAAAAAACCTTTAAGCGTCTCGGAGATGAGAAAAGCAATACGCTGGTGTCTTATATAAAGCAAAAAATCGGAGAGAAAGCATACGAAGCAGCTAACCGTTCGAGCAAACTGGCTATTTCACTGACAATCGCTAAATTGATTGTAAGTAGCGCTGATTTTCAGGAATCATATGTTAAAAAAGTAAATGAAATGTCCACTTGGTTTGTGAAAGTGACGGCATTCTATGCTAAAGCTCAGATAGCCGCACTAGCAGCAAACAAACTGAAATTTCAGGATGCCGCATACTACCAAATACTTTATCGTGAAAAGCTAGAAATGCTATACTTTCTTATAGAGCCTCAAATGTCTAAAGTGATATATCAAGTAGAATCAGGCGGAAATAATGAGGAAATTATTGGTGACGCTTTATATGAAATGTTGAAAAGATGAAGAAATTACTATTATTTCTGTGGGGAGCCCACTCACACCTAGTGCCCATCGCACTTATTCTTGCGGGGGCATTTTTGTTTATTCAATTTATTCCAGACTATTCAGGGATACTTACTTTTTTATGGTTTGTTATTGTTTCTTATTTTTACATTAAATATAATCGCTGGTACTGATAGCCCTATAAAAGGGCTATCGCCTGTTTATTTTTATAGCCATTAATACAATGACAGTGACCTGCTCCCTGTTGATTAATTCACCAGGATGTTAGTAATGTCTTCATCCGCAACGCGAGGGTATCCCCATGCTATGGCTATATTAATTATGATTCATGCCAAAGCATATAAATCCGAATGATAGATCGTTTTTTGCTCTCAAAGAAAAAACACCAAATACTAACAAGTCGACCAATTATCCAGATGCAAGGCTATAAGAAATCAATAACAAACTCATTCTCTTGATATACTCTGCCCAGCATAATTTCTTGAGCAGTATCATGTCTTGCGATAACACTTAAGCGGGCATTATTGTGCCCTAACAAAGTTCTCGCTCTATGCATTCCTATTCCACTGCCAGCCCGATTACTCATCTTAGCCATAACCCCAGAATAACCTTCAATAAAAATCTTTTCAACTTCATCAGGACTAATAGCCAGGCTTATCATTTTAAAAGCAATTGAAAGCTTCTTAGTATCGGTTTTCTTATTGAATGTAATATTTAGCTTTGAATCAGGTTTAATATATTTAACAGAATTCTCTATAAGGTGGTAAATTGCAACCTGAAAAGTTTCATAATCAATATGTACTGTATCATTAGATTCAGATACCTCGACCCGAATTCCTTTATCCGTAAACTCAGGGAAGAATACGTATACAACATTCATCAGCACTCTATGTATACTGTGATTCCTCAATGCAATTTTCGGATGTTCGCTAAGAAGAGCATTATACACATCTATTTCAGCTTTCATTTTAAGAGTGTTCTTTGCAATATTTACTAATGATACAGAGGCATCATATGGGTCATCGGCAACTTGCTCCATGATTCTCTTTCTCCAACCAGGCCGTTTGTCCTGCATAACTTCCTGTGGGATAATTGAATAAACTTCCTGGATAATATGTCCATTAAGAGTAACTAGGTTGTGAATCAACCGATTCACATGTTGCTTAGCCTCTTCTTTAGCTTTACGATACACATCCTGCAATGAAATTATGCCATCAAGCAATACTTCCGCTTTAGCTCGTGCAACCCTTGAACTTTTGACTATTGCCTCGTTCGCCGAAATTAATGTAACTACGCCATGCTGGCTTTTTATTCTCACACCTCTATAGTTAACTTTTTTGTATGAAAATTTTACAGAATCCGCGGCAAAAGAATTGAAAGCATCTAGAAGTTCTTCGTCTATATTGCTGCTTAATAAACTCCCATCAGCCAATTCCAGCTTGTAATAAAAAGACATTGCACCCTCCATTAAGCAAAACTTTCAACAATTGTCTGGAATTGGTAAGGATCTGCATCCTTGGGCAAAAAGTCATCTACCTCCCTAAGTGCCTTATGAAATCTATCGCCAGTTTGCTCTGCTGAATAAATCACTATTTTCTTTTCAGGGTATTTTGTTTTTAAGGCCAAGGCCAAACCAAGTCCCTCTTCGTTCGGTGTAATCTCAAGTCCCACACCCTGTATATCAACAAAGATTATCTTTGCCTCTCTGATCTCAATCTGGTCAATACTATCAGCATCTTTAATTAATTTTGTATGAATCCAACCCGCTTTTTGTAGGATCTTCACAACCTTAAATTTTACTTCATCATCGATAAAAAGTATTTTTGTGTTACTTTTTTTATATTCTAAGGTCAGTTTATCACCTGGCATCGCCTCATCCTTTTTCGGAGTATCTGTAGAGCCATTATAGATATTCAGGCTGACATGTTGTTCATTCTGATTGTTTGGCGTAGGTGGCACAACAGGAGCAGCGTTACTGGAAAATAATTTCTTCCACAACACACTACCAAGCCACCCAATAAAAGTAACACCCACACCACCAAATGCCCAGTTTAAAATTGGATGAGAAGACGGGTCGAAATCCATGATAACCTCAAAAAAATTAAGAATTTTCTAATATAGACAAAACTAAATTATTGATCAATGGCTCGCCGTTACGGCTGGTCTCCTTTAGTTGAAAGACAGAAACTATCCCCAAGAGATAAGGTCTTCAGCACCGACAGCAAACTTCAGTGATGGTGGGCGTTTGTATGGTCGACGCATAGAGAAGTATTAAACCTGTCGAAACATATACATCAGAAGCACTATCATCACACACAACCAATTGATTTTATTTATTTTATAAAAAGCATTTTCTTGCTGATGAAAAATCAGTTATTCAATTATGGATTTGATGTAAATCCCAGCCACTCATTAGCAACCGGATATATGAATTTTTGCCCGTCATATGCCACAGTCGCCCCACGCGCCAACGCCTCAAGCTCCCAGCGTGTCGGTGTGATGCCATACTGCGCAAGGTCAAAGCGGATGCGTGGTATTTGCGCGCGTTCGGATTTTGTTAGCCTGCCTGATGGGGCGACATCATATGTTTTTAATGGCTCACTGCTTCTTTGCTGGCGATTTTGCTGCCGCACGTCGTGTTTTAGTGCGCCTCTGAGCGCCGTCACGACCTCCCGGTCATCCCATTCAATAATCCCGGCATCGACGAGATTTAACACCGCTGCGGCATGCTCAGACGGTGTGGGGGTCATAACCAGATCGCCACCGCCGGTGAGCTTTCCACAGTTATTGACAGGACTCCGAGGCGCGGCGATGCCGCTTTTTAAAGCCAAAGGCTCAACGGCCAAAAGCTTTGGAACAATGCGCCATTCCGATGATCGGGTGACGTGGACATGACGCGCGCCGAGATGTGGCGCGTAAATTCCTACAACCCGTTCAATATCTTCCTCGTATGCGTTGACCTCATCAGTCACGTTGCGGGCTACGCGCACAGTCTGACTATCTCGCGGGATATTTGCCCCACCCTGTGCGGCGATATATAAATCAAAATCACCACTATCCGCAGCGGCGCGAACCGCTTCGACACGCTCATCAAATTCATCAGCAACGCTAACGCCGCGAGGTAATTTTCTCAGCTCGCGATACGCGCCCATTGTCGGCAGGCCAATCGGTTTAAATTGAGGAATACGCCATGTAGACGCCCAGGCTGTCACAGCGGCAGCCGTGTCTTTTAACGGCTTACCGGTATCATGATCGAGCTCACCATCAAGCGCATAACCATCGATATTTTTAGCAATGTATTTCGCGATGTAGCCCGCTGCGCCTCCTTTGTTCAGGTGTTTAGCCTGAAAGCGATTACGTTCTGCCCCACGTTCGTCACCATCCTCTTTGAGAGCGTAGCGGCGCATAATTTCGGTAATTTCTTTGCGTTGTTCTTGTTTGCAAAACAGCATCATATGCCAGTGCGGCGTGCCATCATGATGCGGTTCGACGACGCGCATACCGTAAACCTGCAAATCGTTATCTTTGAAAGCAGTGCGCATCAGGCTCCATATACGGCATAGGTAGCGCTGCCCATCTTTCGGGGTAAAAGCCTCATCATTCCAGCCGTGATTAAGCTGTACAGTCTTATCTTTACCCTTACCGATCTGACGCGTCGGGTGATATTTCGACGGAGCGGTCAATGTAATAAACATCCCGACATCGCCTTCGCCAGCGGCGTAACGCTCAATTCCGGCAATAGTATTCATCAGCTCCATGCGTCGTATCTCAGGGTTAGAAATACTCCCCATGACTTTGCTAATGAGATCGATACGCTCGCCCGTCACCTTATTTTCCAGATCACAGGATTTGAGGTATTCAAGGTTAGCCAGGCGGCGTGTATGTACATCGCGGATTGCGTTTTTGCTGGCGTACGGCGAACGGTCTTTATTAACCTCACCGGCAGCAATTAAAAGAGCTTCATGCCAGCGCATACGTTGCGCTTTGAGTTGGTTAATCCACCATTCATCGTTAATCAGCCGAGACACAGCGGAAAAAGCCTGGCGGATTGTCATCTGACCTTTGCGGTACTTCTTCCAAAAAAGCGGGGAGATATTGAAAGCACGAGCTGCCCCGGCAACATGACCATAAAGATGCGCCTGCGCCTCATCGGTAAAAAGTGATTCTTTACCACCGTGCGCCTCCGCCCATGCATCGCTTAACTCCTCGTACATTACGAAGAAAAGCGAGGCAATACGCGCCGCGAATTTTTTCAGCTCCTTATCGTTCATTCCCGGCAAGCGCGCATAAGTTTCGCTTTCCGCCAGAAATAGTAGTGACGCCTGAGTGTTCATCTCGTTGCGCTGGTTTACTCGCTCGATGCGCGGCCATAAACGGCGTAAAAATGTCGATTTGAGAAAATAGAATCCGTGAACCGGGCTTTTGTTGCGCCTGATGTATTCATAGCGCGATATGAAAAGGGAGCGTAAAAAATAAGGCAGGCGGTCAATCCTGGATAAAACGCCTTGCACCTGACGCAACTCGTCACGTGTAAGGGGTCTATCGCGCCCAATAGCATCACGCGGCGCGTTCCATGAGTAAGCACCGGCAAACTCTTTAGTGGTGCCTTTTGCGAATGGTGGTGGCGGTGTAGGGGCGTAACGCCCCCGAACTTCAACGCCCATTTGAACCAAAAGCCGCTAAACATTGCTGACTGAGGCGCTCAACCTGCGTACTTAGTGCCTCAAACGAGCTGGCGTCACCAGTCAAGAGATCGTGATGCACCAAGCCGGAAACGAGCTGGTTTAATTTGGGGTAATAGCCGACAACATCGAGCCACTCATTACCGGCATTCTTACCTGTTTCAGCGGTCTTTTTTTCCTGCAAAATAAATTGAAAGCGATCACTGGTAACGACATAACGCTCGCCAATATCGATACGAATGCTCATGCGCGCCCCCGATAGTGTTTTGCTTTCGCCTCATGTGCTGACTGACAGTAAACACAGCGAGTAGCAGATGGATAAGCTGCACGGCGGTCAGCAGGAATCGGAGCGTCACATTCTTCACAAACCAACGCCGCAGCGCCGCAGTGTTTTACCCGCGCAGCGTTGACCTGGCGAGCCAGTGACTCGGACTGCCGTTCTTGAATGTGATCCATATAATCTGGCATTGATTTGGTTCCTCTATCTGTTCAGTTTTTTAAACTCACTGGCGCAATAACCAGTTAGCTCGATGGTTAATTTCGATAATTCATCAACGGTGGTGATTTGCTTATGAAAAATGGCGCGTTTCACAAGCAAACTGACCACATCCGTCAGGAGGTTTAATTCACTCGAATAAATAGCGATAATTGACTCTGTCATCGCTCCGGTTTTTTTATCGCGCTTAAGATCGGCAAGCGATAATTCACCGTTTTTCATAACCGCAATCTTTAGCCAGTTATTAAGTAATACGGAGTGCATCAGAGACATTAAAGAGACTCTCCGCGAGAAAGGCCGATATTATGAAACTTGATAGATTCCTGACTGAGTAACTCAACAATCTCAACGCGCGATAACTCAGCGCCAGCTATATGACGGATTAAGCCGTCAAGGTGAGAGGAAAAGCGCGTAGCCGCATCGGCCTGTGCTTCGGCTCTGGCCTGCTGCAACATTAATGAAAATTTACCGCACTGCTTTCCTGTTACTGTATGCATGACTTTCTCCAGACAAAAAGAAGCCCCGCACAATTAAGTGCGTTAAAATTTACCGTTAATTATTTAATGCAGATATTGCTCGGGTTTTACCGAGGTTAAAATTGTTGGCGCATGTTCAAATAAATTAAATAGCTCACGCAATGCGCGAAACAAGGCATCACGCCAATAACAGGAATCTTCATTAATACGCCAGTAAGGTTGATTAAATTCTTCCTCTGTTAATCCCGCATGCATAAACAATGTGCGACGCTGACTAATGGTTAATCGGCCAATATATTTAACCAGGCTAATCCCGACCTGACGGAATTTTGAAAATGCAGAGCGTAATTCATCAATAGCAGTTATCAGACGCTCACGATCAACATCGTTCATTTCTTCAAAACGCATCGTAGCGTGACGCTGTTTTAACTGAGCGTGGAAGCAGACTGTTAAGCGCTCACGCTCCATCATCTGATTATAAAAATCACAAGAATCCTGCCAGCGAGGTGCGGCCAGATATTTGCTGACCAGACTGCGCAAACCGGCAGGCTGTGCGGACACGATACCGAGCGTCATTACAGGCATTTCCAGAACCTCCACGATTTCAGGAAAGCAAAAATAGCGCTTAAAGCACTCGTTTTTTTAGTGCGAATGATGATGCCCTTTCGCCCTCTGCCGTGGGTTATAGTGGAATCTATCGCCCCTGAGCTTTCATTACGCAATAACTGAGCTATGCAACGTGGTTCGTTCATAATCAAAGCCCCATCCAAAGCAGCCACGCGTCACGCTGTTCTACTGGCCTGTTGTAGAACGCCTCACGTACAGCGCGATTAAACTCCGGGATGAAAACCCACTTTTCACCGGCGCGAGCATTCGGTTTACTCGGATCGCGCAGCTCGATAACCGGCAGCTTGTTAGCCTTCACCATTTCTGCAACAGCCGTTTTAGGTTTGCCTAATAACTCCGCAAATTTCTCGGTATGTACCGCATCCAGCGGATACTGGATCACATAATCATTAGCTTCCATCTGTGCTACCCTCTCTTGATCCAACCCTCCCAAAACCGTTTAGAGCCGTTTTGGCGGTTGGTTTTTTACGCCCCGAAAGGTTTCCCTATGGATACCTTTCGGAGGGAATATAGTCTCCAAAGGGAAACCATGTCAATGACTATGGGACAAAAACTAAAAGCCATAAGAAAGGCTGAAGGTTTAACTCAGAAAAAATTCTGTGAAATTAGCGGAATAGCGCTCAGCACATTGAAGAACTACGAGGGGGAATACAAAACACCAGGCTTGCAGGTGCTGCTACAAGTAACAAACACACCTCAGTTTCAGAAATACACTTTATGGTTAATGACTGACAAAACTGCCCCGCAAGCTGGTCAAATAGCACCGGCTATCGCACACAATGGGCAAGAGTCAGCAACCTCGAACCCCTCAGAGAAACAGACTGGCTAACTATTTATAAACATTACATTTTCACTATCTGTTTTCAGGACAGTGAAAATTGCGCCGGAGGGCTTTCTTATGGCAATTAAGAAGCTCGATGATGGTCGCTATGAAGTGGACATAAGGCCGCGCGGGCGCGAAGGACGTCGCATTCGCCGGAAGTTTGAAAGAAAAGCTGAAGCTATCGCATTTGAGCGCTACACGCTTGCGAACGCTTCCCAAAAGGAATGGGCAGCCCAACGGACTGACAGACGCACTCTAACCGAGCTGTTAGAGGCATGGTGGCAATACCACGGGCAGAACCACGAACACGGAAAAAAAGAGCGAGGGCATTTGCTCAAAACTATCGATGGGCTGGGAGATCTGCCAGTCAGCAGGTTAAGCAAGAAATGCCTGATGGATTACCGCTCATTGCGTTTACGGGAAGGTATCAGCGCCGCAACGATAAATCGTGACATGTACCGGCTATCGGGCATGTTTACTAAGCTGATCCAGTTAGAGGAATTTGCCGGGCAACATCCCATTCATGGTTTGCCTCCACTGGCAGAAGCTAACCCGGAAATGACGTTTCTGGACAAGTCAGAAATTGAAAGGCTGTTAGGAGTATTGGCCGGAGATGCTTTGCTCGTTGCTCTCCTCTGCCTTAGCACTGGCGGAAGATGGACAGAGGTAGCCACTCTAAAACCGGCGCAGATAGCCAGTTGCAGGGTTACCTTTTTAAAAACTAAAAACGGCAAAAAGCGAACCGTGCCTATCTCAGCACAGCTTGAAAAGAAAGTGAAAGAGGAAGCCAGCGGGAAGCTGTTCAAAGTTGATTATGAAAAATTTTGCGGGGTCTTACGCAACGTGAAACCTGACATTCCACCCAATCAGGCAACACATATTTTGCGCCACACTTTCGCAAGCCATTTCATGATGAACGGGGGAAATATTATTGCCCTGCAACAGATTCTCGGGCATGCAAGCATTCAGCAGACAATGGCCTATGCGCACCTTGCTCCTGACTACCTGCAAAATGCTGTCGCATTGAATCCTCTTAACGGAGGAGTGACGGTATAA